CTATTGCTTGTGTTCTCAAACCGGTCTTAGCTGCAATTGAATTAACAGTTGCCATACTATCGGATTTACCAAATACTGATGTTCCTTTTACAGGTTCAGAACTTTGAGCCGCTTTACCAGCAGTTGTAGTTTTACCTGCAATCGTTACTTTAGTATCTGGTCTTAATTTATGTTGTTTATTATATGCATCAAATGCATTCTGATTTCTAAAATCAATTTCTTTTAGAGGAATTAGGTTTACTAATTTCATATTTCGCTTGTTTATTCCTATATAATTATATGATATAAATATAAATTTTTATTACATTCCAACTAAATTATTGTAATTAGTTCCTTCGTATGCTCGGACAGGGAATCCACCTTCCTCCATTATCGTAGGCAAATGCATTAAAATCTCTTCTCTTTCGCTAGGATGGGTATCTATAAGAAACGCATCATATGTATAAAGTACCATTTTTGATTTTTTATCACTCAGAAAATCTAACACCTTTGGTATCTTTATATAGTTCACTTCGGTTTCCAAGGCCTGAAGAAGATAGTTGAATACCTTTTGTTCAGTCGCTCCCTCTATTTTTGAGAAATGAATTTCCCTCTTATATAGAGGAGTCGTTAAACGACCGGAGATTATGAACTTTTTGTATAGTTCCCTAACATATCCCTCTACCTTTTGAAAGAACGGAATCTTACGGGCATTATCATCTAATCCCCCATAAAGGTAAGTAAAGGTTATCTTCTTTGCCGTTTCGTAATCCGTTCCATATAAATCCGCTAAGTGTTGGTGAGCGGTAATCCCTTTTGGAAATTCGTATCCAATCAATTTGGCAATCAAACGAATATGGTAAGACTCGTAATCGAATTGAAGAAGAGTACCACCATCCCATCTACTAATGAATAATTCCCTACTCCCATCTCCCTTATTGAGAGCCGAATAGTTTACGTTAAGATGTCTATTGGAAGGTCTACCCGTTGTTGTATATGGGTTGTATTGTGTGTATACGAATCCCCCCTTTATGTAGGCTTGGCTAAAGTTAAAACTATCAATAAATTTTTCCTCTTCGACTTTTACCCCAGCCCCCTCCAGCCTCCCAAGTTCTTTAATAGAATCTGAATAAATGCGATACCAGCTTTGTCGATTTTGTATATCAGGGATTTGCTTTAATACCTCATACCATTTCACCAAAGGAATACAGTCATTGAGTTCTATATAATCGCTTCTATGCCCTTTAAAAACCTCAACAGCGAACTCATTGAATATGAATGGTTTACCATACTCTTCAAAATAAACCCACTCATAATCTAATCCTTTTGATTGAATATAGCGATTACCCAAAACAAGGGTATTTTCGTTACAAATCTTATGTATTGGAAATTGTGAAACCGAGCCGGCATCAATGTGTTGGAAATTTAAAATAAAATCCGTATCTTTGGTTCGTATGTATACAAACGAAATAGGAAACATCAATTCATGTCCCTTTGGGGAACTCCAAACAGGCACTACTAATGTAACATCCTTTGGATTAAGTAATTGTAAATCGTTGTTTGACTCTATTAGGTTCATAGAGTACAAAGATAATAAAAAAAATTGAGATTACAAAACTTATTTATAAAATTGTAACAAATTTGGTAAATATAGGTCTATATTTTTAATAACAGCTGAACCCAATGATATAGATGCTTTGTTTGATGCCATAACACCTACATCGTTTAATGTATTATCTTGTCTATAAGATGGAGTAATTGGTCCTATCAATCTCCATTTTATTTTTACAGTTTTCCAAAATGCGTTTTCAACTAATTCATTGAATACATCACTTGATACTTCAAATACGAACCCACTTGCATCATTTGCTCTTTGAGTAAAGTATCTATCTATAAATCCTATCTCATAATCATTTTGAGTAGGAGTAGGCACAATTGTATTTGGTATTTGAATTGTAAATATATTCGAATTTGTAGCTACATCTTTATACATACTAATTATTTTTTGTTTATTCTAAATCCAGCTTCAATTATAGTATTCCAACCATCCTTATCTAAATTATGTTTAGTGTTTGTTATTTGAAATACTCCAATTTGATTATATATTTCCGGCACACCATCTATATGAAAATACTCACCACAATTAAATCCACTCATACCATCAATTGTTATTGTTATTTCGATTGGCGTTAATGTACTATTTGTAGATTGCTCTTCGCTATTTATCTTATCTAATATAAATTTATTATCATTAAAAATCAAAGTTTCTATTTTTCCATTTGGTAATTTAAACTTTGTACTTTTTTCTTGTATAAGTTGGGTAAGATTAGATGCTTGCCCTTCTTCGATTTTTTCAGGAGTACCACCTTCTTTAATTACTCCTTTAGTTACTGCGATTTGTACAGTATCAGTAACTGCTTTTAAATCAATTTTATTAATTGAATAAAACCCATCTGAATTACTAAACATAGAATAATCTACACTTTGATATGCTTCATCTGGTAATGCTATTTCACCATGCTCATCTTTTTGTGCATTTTTTATGTTTTTCATAAATTTTTGAGCATTGAATATACTTCTACCTGCTACTAAATTACTCATTTCAAAATTAAAACTAAAATCTTTTACAATAGAACTAATTGTAGTTGGTTTGAATCTATATGGTATAGTATTGTCAATTTTATTAATCAGTTTGTAATCAATTAAACTAGCTGGTGCTGTATCTTGCGGGCATGCATAAACCAATTTATATAAACCATATCCATTTGAATTAATTAAATTTATAATTTTTGTAATGAAATCAATTCTTGTATATGATTTTCTCCAAGCTTCTAATACACTTTTGTATTTTACAAATATATTTAATGCGTTACCTATTTTATAATCACCATCGATTTGAATTGTTATATTTTGATTTTCTACTTTTTCCAAAATTGGGTCAGAATCCAATTCTAAAGAATACCCATTAATACTAGCATCTATTGTATTTTTTTCATTTAATTTAAATTGATTATCTGCATCGGAGCTAGTATTACCTTTTGGTTTTGTTGGTGCATCTATTCTTGGTAACTTTTTGTTTGGAAATATAACTTCATCAGAACTTGCTAAAATGTTTTTATGAATTTTAATAGGTATTATTTCAGTATCTTTCCCACTTAATTTGTAGGATGGTAAAGGGAATTTAAAAAATGCTTCATCTAACCCACCAGCCGATACTGATATATTACACAATACTTTCAATATAAATCTAAAACTTAAATAAGGTTCTGTCGATGCTGTTTCGTCTTTCTTTTCTTTATTTACCTTACCAAAGTTAAAAAAGTCATTTTTCCAATCATTTGATGGATTTGTATATTTTTGAAGAGCTTCATCAAATATTTTTTTATCTATATTGAAATCAGCAACAATACTATTTTTAGATTGTTCAAATATATTTGGATTATCTTTTGCAGGAGTTTTTCCTGCAGATGTACCACTATTTACATTTATTGGTATAGCTAATGATATTTGATTCCCTTGATTGATTTCAATATCTACATTATAAATTCCATTTCCTTCGATTGAAAATGAATAATCTACTACCTTTCCAGCAACTAAATCATAACTTCCATTTGATTTTTCAATTATTTTTTGAAGTCCTCTTAATGATTCTAAATCGGCTCTATAATATTTTGAAAAGTTTTTACAAAAAGATTCATATGCCGATAAATTGTTTGTTTTACCTTTTGGTATAAGTGCTTCCGTAATATTATTAAATTTACCTGGCTCACTCATTCTATTAATAGAACTATCACCATACTCAACTAATAAGTTCATACCAGGCTTACAAAAAAACAATTCAAACATTTCAAATTGCTTTAATGAAAAACATTTAACTTTTAATCTAGCAATTTTTAAAGTATTATTTGCTCCATCTGTATCAATTTCTAATGATTCGATAATGGGAGTTGATATTCTTCTATTTGTTTCACCCTCTACCTTTATAGGTTTGCCTGTAAAATCTATACCAACAATAGTTTCCGATGTTTGGTAATTTAATGATATATCATTCTGATTTGAAATAATACATCCATTATATCCCTCACCTTCGTTTGCAAGTATTTTCTTCAATTCCTCTGTTCTTTCTTTTGAACTTTGTTTTTTAGCAGAAGATTTTACAACTTTAGCACCTGATACTAAAATTACAAATGGCATTCTTAATGAAAGAAGTTGTGGATTTTCTTCTCTCTTATTTAAAACTTTAACCGTCCATTCTTTAAGAGGAGATAAATACGGAAATCCCATAACTTTATTTATTTATTTTTTGTAAATCATTTAAGATTGTAGACACATCAGATGGTATTCTTAATTGTATACCAGGTTCTATGGAGAGAGTAGCATCGTTTAAATTATTAGCAGTTGCTATTATCCACCACAATGTTGAATCATTATAATATTTTTTTGATAATATATCCAATCTATCTCCTTGTTCTGAAATAATATAAAAATCAGTATCAGTAGCTTTTATTCTAGGATATATGGTTGATTCCAAATATTGCTTTTTGGTTTCCTTTGTTTTTAATATTTCACTATAAATGTATCTACTTGCCATTATTTCTTAGATTCTTTTGTTAATTCAATTTGAGAACTTTTAGATTTATTTTCATCTAAAAATTCATATCCATCAAAATTATATTTGTATCTTGTAACAGTTCCTTTATCTACTGAATGGTTTTCAATAATTTTCATTCCAAAACTAACATTCACAACCGTTGGATATATTCTATTATCTACACCATCTTCCATATAAGGATTGAAGCTAGACCAACTTGTTGTATCATCTATACTAAATGAAAGAGATTCTACATACCCAAATACATCTTTGTATAATCCATCTATACTTAAATTAATTAAATTAGGAGAAAATGCAATAGGAGTTGCGTTTGCAGAATTTTCATATTTGATTGCAGAAAGTTCTAAATCATATGGAAAAGCTAATGATTTTAAATAGTTTAATTTTTTTATCATTACATCCCTTTCATCCATTGTAGTATAATACAATTTCATATCAAATTTTAAACTTCTTTCAACACCAGAGTATCTATAAACATTGAATGGAGAACCAACGTATTTAAAATTAGTCCATTCGGGGCTGATATCTTCACTAATCCCACTAATTGAACCTGCAAATGGTATTATTTCATTTGTACCATATTTTTTAATAGTTACCCAAGTTTGATTAGCAAATTTATGATGCTTTAATTCGGTTTCATATGCATCCATTGATGGGAATGATTCTGTATTAAGTGCTAAATCATTTCCTTCATCCCAAGTAGTATTATCGGCTGTTCTTTCTTTTAACTTGCCTTCCTTATCCTTATACCATTTAGTAAATACTCTATCTTGTTTTTTAATATCAGTTGGAGTTCTACCTTCGGAATATTTTGGTCCGTAAAGTTCACTATTTTCTGAATTTTTTATAGAATCTTTTAATTTTTTTAAATCCTTTAATCCTTTTTTGCTACCAAATTTGTTTAAAGCACCTATTGCTAAATTAGCGGCTGTTCCAGCTACTGTTGAGCCACCTTGTTGTATTTTTGCAAATATAGATGCCGGAGCCGGTGATTTTTTTATAAAATAATTTGAATCAGCTTCAATTGCATCTTGTAATCCTCTTCTTGTTTTACCTAAAGAAATTGGTTTTGAGAATGGTGTATTATTTTTAAATATAGTATCAGATGGCCTATTTGCAGAACCTTTAAGAGCTCCTCCTATTTGATTACCAATTAAATCAGCTAATGAATTTGGAGAAGATGTAAGTAGTGCAGCACCTCTTGGTGGGTTTATTAATCCTCTACTTTCAATAATGGCTTTACCACTAAGTCCATAAAGGTCTTTATTTTGTTTATTAAATAAATCTTTAATTGTTGCCATTTAGAATATACTATTATTTAGTATAAATATCTTTATTGAAAATTTATAAAATAATACTATTACTTATTGTTTTGGTCTCCCTTAGTATTTTCTTTATACTTCACATAAGATTGAGATAAAACCTTACCATCCAATGATAATCTAACTGCATTACCATTACCTTCGTAAGTTGCAGCAGTAAGTGCTTCTATATTTTTAGTTAAGTTAAGTATTGCTATTGTGTTTGCACTCATTATTTTTAAATCTTGTGATGTTGCTTGAGTAGCTAACATTGTTTTATGAGTTCTATCAACCACTCTCTCTAAGTTACCACTCATATAAGTTAACTTATTTTGCATCCATTTTTCAGATGTTGCTGCAGCAGTTGTTACTGATGTATTACCAGGTGTAACAGCGGCTATTTTTGCTGGAGTTACACCGCCTTTTTGTTTTGCTGCATCGCTTGCTATTTCATCTGAATCTTTTCCAAGTAATCCAAAAGTCAATCCATTTAATATACTACTACCTGCATTCTTAAATTTTTCACCAGTAGATGCATCTGCATCAGCTGTAAAACCTTTGAACCCATCATAAAGCGACATTGCAATTGCTAAAGGTGCAGCTACTTTGCCTAACAATTTACCACCAAATTTTCCAGCTTTTCCTAACATACCACCACCTTTACTTCCAACTTTAGCAATATCATCCACTGCCCCAGTTGGAACTTTTCCTGCTCCTTTACTCATTAATTTATTACCTACATATCCCAATCCTGCTCCAATTGCTCCACCACCCAATGCAAATCCTCCCGTTTTTGCTGCTATTTCAGCATCTTTTTTTGCATTCTCTTGATTAAGTGCTACGGTAAGTGCATTTAGATTACCCGTATTATCAATTAATGCTTGTTGTTTAGCTTGTTCTAAATCTTTATTTATTAATGTATCTGCTAATTGTGTTTTAGCACTTATCATAGCTTGTGCCATTTGTAATCCTATTTCAGCAGATGATTTAGCTGATAAGAATGTTTCATTACCTGCTTTTACATCACCACCTTTTAAATTAACATCTTTTCCTGTATTTTTATTTATCTTAGATAACGTAGTTAAATCCATACCAGTGGCTTGTTGCAACATTTGTTGTTGGAACATATCCATATTAGAAGGGTCTAAACCTTGTGCTTTCAATGCTTTTAATGCTCCTTCGGTATCACCAGCTGCAAACGAAGAACGAACCTCTGAAAGGTCTACGTTCTTACCTAACATTGCTGATAATTGCATTTCGGATTTGATACTATCTTTATAGTTCAATACCATACTTTGCCCAGCTTTTGCTATATCTCCAAAACTAACACCCATTGAACGAGCAAATGTTACTTGCTTTGCTAATGCTGAACCTGATTTGATTTGGTAACCTAACATTTCTTTAGATGATTCTGCCATTTCTGTCATTAACCCACCTAAATTAATATTAGCTTGCTTAGCCATTGTTCTTAATCCTTCTTGCATATTAAGAGCAGTTCCCTCACTCATTCCATCTAATCTTTGAAATGCTTCATTAATAGATGCTATATTTTCACCTGATTGTCCTGTTCTAGCTGCAATTATAGCCATATCTGCTCCAACTTTTGCAGATGGCATTTTACCTGTTGCATCCGATGCAGCAGTCATTGAACTAGCAATTTGGTCTGCACTTATACCTGCCATTGATAATTGTGCGGCTCCATATCCAACTCCACCAATTGAACTACCAAATAATGCGGTTTTTGAAGCTGCTTGGAACGATGCCGCCATTTGTTGCATTTGGCCTCTCATTTGATTCATAGCTTTTTCAGCTACAAAATTTCTTCCACCAAACATACCCATTTCCAACTTTTGATTGGCTACATCGATATCAGCTGTTAATCCGACTATTGTCTTATCGTACTTAGCCATATCACCAACCTTATCACCAACAAGTCCCAAATTATATGCCAACGCACCTGCTGCTGCTCCCAATGCTCCTAATGCCAGTATCATTCCACCACCACCTTCAGTTGCAGATTTTACAACATCACCAAATTCTTTCATCATTGGAACTCCACTAAATTGGTCCATTGCGGCATCCATACCTTTTAGGGTATTTGAACTTTTTTCAGCTGCCTTATTGAAAGATTCCATTTCAGCTCTTGCTTCAGCTAATCTTTGTTTAAGAGCGGCTCCAGCTTCTGTGGTATCATCTATTTTATGGAATAAATCATCAAATTCTTTATATGATTGTTTAACTAAATCGTTGTATTCAGATTGAGTTCTATTTCCTCTACCTTCTGCTAATACAGATTGGAATCCTTTGTACTTATTAGTAGCTTCAATAATATTATCAACTTGATGTTCTGATAAATCGTTTTGAGCTTGCAATGCTTCCGATATACTTTCTACTGTATTTCTAACTGCATCGTATTTTAATTCCAATGCATCTGTTAATTTATTATTTTTACCAGATTTGCTTAGTATACTTGTAAACGTATCATCTAAATCATCAAAATTATTTAAAATTTTTGTTTGAGATTTTAATTGAGCATCATATTCATCTCCAATTTCTTCAACTAGCTTTTGTTGCTCTTTTAATATTTTTGAAAAACCACTATGTTGTTTTACAATTTCTTTAGCGGCTTTTAATTGGTCTTGTGAATTTCTTTTTGCGGCTTGATTTAACGTATTCCATTCACGAATATACGCAGCTGCTTTTGCATACTCACCACTTTGTTCTTTAAGTGACTTGAGTTTATCTTGTTCTACCTTTAAATCAAATTGATTAAGTTTGGATTTAGCCATCGGTTAGATTATTTTAAACCGTATCTTTTTATTATATCTTCTGAATCTTTAGCTGCATCAGAATCACCTAAACCCATTTTTTGTAACATAGCTTGGTTACCCTTTACTAACTTACTAACATCGGAATCCCATCCGTGCCAAATATCAGCTAATTCAGGATCTTTTTTTCTTAATTTTTGAAGCCAATCACTTTCTTTATTATCAGCTTTAGCTTTTAAAAAGGTTTTGAATAGTTTATCCAATAAATTTATCTCCAATAATCTTTGTTTTGCCATAATTCTATTATATTACTATTATAAATATCATCTTCTTTTCGTTTTAGAAGAATTATTTGATTTAGTCTTTGCAGCTTCTATTGTTTCGTTTTCGTCTTGTTTTGTTTTTAATAACTCTCTCCAATAAAATTCTCTCAATCTAGTAGGCATAAGATATAAATCATGCCAATTAAATCCACCATTGGCAAAGTAAATCATTTGGAAAATCTTCTGATGAAGGAGAACTGAATAGTTAGTCGGCAGGGTAAAAAAAGTCAACCCCAAACGGGATTCGGAGAGCCTCCTCCTCACCGGTAAACGGAGAAACATAGTTAAATGTCAAATCCAAATCAGGAGTCATAGCTGACATATACTTTCTAAGTGCTTTAGAATCTCCTGCTAATAATCTATTCGTTACAAAGTTACTGATATAACCAAAATCTCTATTACCATCTACTTCTACAATAATTCTTCTATATCTAGCCGTAATTTCGTTACTTTGTTTTAATGTTTTTTCACTAGCTTCAATATCTTTGTTAATAGCTAATTCATCACCATGTGTAAGTAATTTGAATTTAATTTGTGCTTTAGAAACAGGAAGAGAAAATTCAAATTCATTTTTTCTATTTAATTTTGACTCATCTACTTCTTTTATATTAATCTTAGATAAATCAACTTTAACTTGAACAGCTTCCTTTTCAGATGGGTCTGTTACAGTCACATCATATTCAGGTCCAAACGCTAATATACGAGATGTTACTAAAATGGCATTTTTATCACCAATTAATAAATCTTTCACATCCACACCTTGTTCTACTACAACTGATTCTAATAGTTTATCTAAATGTAATCCTTTACGAATTAAATTAGTAGAAGTAAGAATATCTTCTTCTTTAGCTGTCATTAATTTAATTGTAATTTCTCCTTTTGCCAATGGACTACCTTCTGGATAACATAACCCTTTTGATGGTAAACTAATAGCTTCTGTTGGAAACGGATAGCTTTTTTGTGCATTTTGAGAACTTAATCCTCTTGTAACTTGTTGTTCTAATTTTTCTTCCATAATAACTTAATGTTTGTATATAAATATATATAAATAAAAAAAAGGAGAACATTTCTGTCCTCCTTTTCTAAATCACCCAAAAAATATCATTGAGATTAGTTATCCCAAGACTCAAATCCTCTCTCCACCAGCGCAGGTATTACCTCCGCATAACGTTCCTCACTCACCACCCCATGCCAAAAGGTGTAATCCCAATTGACCTTATGAGGGTCGTTATGCCCGTTGAACTCAGCCATCGAAATTAACAAATCACAATACTCAACAACACTCATCAAAACAATTTCTTCATTATTCATATCTCTATCATTTATTACATAGTAAAGATAATACATTTTACGTCAAAAGTCAAGCTTTTTGTCAATTATTTTTGAAATTTGGAATCATTCTAAATAAGACATAAAAAAGGGATGTATTTCTACACCCCTTTTTAACTATTTTAAAATTTTACCTATTAGAGATTAGTACTCAAGAATTGCGTAATCAAATGTTAGAGTTAAAGATATTGAAAGCGGGTCATTTGAAGCCCAATCCAATTCACCGAAGTTTGCTGAAGAAATGAATGCTCCTTTAAGAGTCCATTGTTCAACTTTATCACCCACTGGTCCTAATAAGTAGAATGTTACATCTTTCTTATAGAAAGCTGCATATCCATCTCTACCTGTTAATGATTCGTGAGATTGTCTTACCCACTCCATCACTTGCTGTGCGCCTGATGGAACGATTGGGTCATAAAGAGTAATTTCTAAATCATCCCAATTGGATTTTCCTTTAATCTTTCTCTTTACATTTATATGGTCTAGCTCAACTATTTCTGAAGTGAAAGTAGGTCTTGCTGCGGTTTTTATCATATATGATTCTATACCATCGATTTCCATAATAAATCGGTTACCCAATTTTGGTTCGAAATTCGTATAAAACATTTTGTCAAACTCTAATACTTCTGGCATCTTTTTATCTATTTAATTGTTTCTATTATAAATATTCGTTTTTGAAATTATCCGTTAAAAGCTGCTCCAGTTGGTAAGATGTTGAAATCAATTTGAATGAATTCAGCTGTCTTAGTTGGTTGTAAGTAGATAGAACCTTTCATAATGTTTCTATCGATTACATCAGGAGTATTATTAGTATCATCCATTACAACACGGAATGCGTACAAACCTTGTCTTTGTTGGATTGATTCTAAATAAGGATTAACGATGTTTAAAAATCTATTTCTTGTTGTTGCTGTGTTTTGTTCGAACACTAAATAACGAGAAGTAGATGCGATATACTTTCTAACAGTCAATAATAATCTTCTTACATTGATTCTATCTAATGCAGATGGTTTATCTTGTAATGTTTTTTGTCCGAATACTACAATACCTTGTCCTGGGAATTGTACGATTGGGTTTACTTTTGATTCGTATAATGTATCTTTTTCAGATTGAGTTAATCTATTTTGAACACTTACTGCTCCTAATAAACCACCTCTATTTAAACCTGCTGGTGCAAACCATTCAGCTGCAACTCTATCATTTGCTGCAAATACTCCAGGTAATAATACTGATGGTGGTACTGCTATTAATTTGTTAGTGTTGATATCGATGGTTTTAACCCAAGGATAGTAAGTTGCTGCCATATTTGAATCAACTGATTCCGCTTGTGTTGTAGCTTGTGAAATTGTATCAGAATATGAGTTTGTATCCATAATATAGAAACAATCATTTCTTTCTTCTACCATATCTAAAACATCAGTAGTTACTACTGGGTGTAATCTTCTGATAACACCTGGAGTTACAATCATATTGATGTCAAACTCATCTGCATTTGATAATGCTGATATGTGTTTAGCGTATGCGATTGAACCACTTGCTGTTGATGTTGATAAATCAAAACCTTGTGAGTTACCTGCGTTTATATCATTTCCTTTATTTATTGCAATCGTTGGTGACATACCATCGAAACCTTCTTGGAATGCTATTACGAAATTTCTCTTAGCTACATCAGTTGATACTGAACCAGTCAATGCTAATCCATCAGTTGTATCCAATGAATAAACTGCGTTTGAACCGGTTGATGCTCCTGTTGGAATTGGTCTTACATAAATTGCGTTATCAGTATTATTATCTAAATCTATACCACCATATTGTGTTGAACTTGCTGCGATATATGATGCTGAAGGAATTGTTCTTGCAACAGCTGCAGATGATGCTGATACAGGTAATTTATATGCTTCATGTCCGTAAGGAACTGCTTGAACTGGTATTTGCTCAGTTGAAACGTATCCTTCATCATTACTATTCCAAACTCTAATGAATTTCGAATTGTTTATCCAATCACCATATTCAGTTATTTTACCATCAGAACCAATTGTTTTGCTTCTATCACCGATTACTCTCGCAACATAGTTAGGAGAATTAGGGTCTAAGTTTACATTAGAGAATGTTTCTAATACACTCTTCTTCTTATTAGTATCAGCGTAATCTCTTACAACTACTGTGAATGTACCATAATCAGTACCACTTACAGAACCTGCTGGCTTAACGTTTGTGATACCAACTTTTACTTTTGAGTTTGCTGAGTTACCTGCTCCGATTGTTACAAATCTTAACACACTAACTCTTTCACCACTTATTAATTGTGATTTGATGATAGGTGTTTTAGCTTCTTGTGCATCAAAGTTAAATAATTGATTTGGTAATACAGATGCTGTAATAGTTGAATTAGTATGGTCTAAGCCGGTAGCTGTGTTAGAAAAGTATGCGTAAACATAAGCTTCTTTACTACCTTTTGCATTTGCACCAAATACTGCTTCAATATCATTAATATCAGAAGGTTTCAAAGATGCACTTAATGCTCCTCCGAAGAATGATGCTGATGGAATCAAAAATGCTCCACCAAATGCTGAAGTTACATTAGAAATTCCTGTTGTAAATGATGAAGCTTCTGTATCAGTATTAAATAATATACCAACTGAAGTAGATACCGATGAAGTAGTGTTAGATGTTAACAACATTGGTGCGTATTCAGTATATCCACCAATACCAGCTACTCTTGCAATAGTTGCAGTTCCTGCTTCTCTTAAATATGATTGTACTGCTAACGGAGTGTAATATGTATCATCTACAATACCAAAAAGAGTTTCAAATTCAGCTTGTGAATTTACGATTGTTGGTACTAATGGGCCTTCTTTGAATGGTCCGATGAATGCTGCTCCTATTTCTGCTACACCTTGTTGTAAAAACGAAAGGTCATTTTCTCTAGTGAAAACACCTGGTGATACTATTTTTTCTGCCATTTTATTTCTTTATTAGTTTTTGAATTTCTACTATAAATATAAATTAAAAGTTCAAAACAATTAAATATGTAATGAACTTTTAACTAAAAAAATAAATTGGTAATACCTTAATGATTACTCGGTAGGAGCTTTAATCAATTTGAAGAAAATTTCATAGTTTTCTTCAGTTTCAATCGATGCTAATTCTGATAATTCAAATGGACGATATTCCAATTCTTTTACTTCACTCAATAAGGTTTCGTACTCTTTATTGAATTCGATGAAGTTTTCACTTAATGAACGAGAAACTACATTTCCCTCTTCATCTTTTTCTTCATCGTACATTTTGATGAACACTTGTCCATCTTCTTCTGTACCTAATTTTTTAATCAATTCTTCTCTTAAAGTTTCAACACTTTGTTTTTCAGATGCAACTTTCTTAGAGAGTTCGTTCATATGGTATTTTACAACCAATGATAATTTTTCGTTTGCTAAGCCTTTAATTGTTACTTCGCCAGTTTGTTGGTTTTTTGCACCATTTAATTCTGCATCCAAAGTAAGAATTTCATGTAACTTTAAACTAATTTTTTCCATAATCTATTTTTGTTTTTAATTTAGTTGTTTGT